AGAACAATGTGCTGAAATTCGCAGTCAAGAACCTCTTAATTTCGAAAAAGCAGCAGTGCTTGGCGCAAAATTTGGCAAAAAAACTAGATCTATCATAGCTAAAGCTATCAGCTTAGGTGTAGAGTACAACGCCAAACCACGCGCAACTAAAAGTGGTGAGCCAATCGTGCTAAAAAGCACCCTAGTCTCTGAAATCGAGTCTAAAATGGGCATCGCACTTCCTAGCCTAGCAAAAGCTACTAAAGTAGATCTTACAGAGATGCTTGAACGCCTTTAAATAGCGACCAAATTAGCCCCTCAACGCGAGGGGCTTTTTTTGTTCCACGTGGAACGCGACAGATGCACACGCCCTGCGCCGTAGGGTCAGTGCAAAATAAATTAACTAATTTCGCGCCGACCTGCAGTGCAGTTTAAATGTAATATATTGCGCAGACCCCCGCCCTAGAATTTACTTTAAGTAATTAGGGTAAATCTTTGATTTAAGGGGGACTGGCGAGAATTGCGGAGAATTAGGGACATATTCGGAGAAATTTAGCGAAATTTGACGCAATTACGACATTCATGGCGTTAGTTCGCGTCCCGCCCCCCGAAGTTGCTCGCAGTTAATTTTCAATACTATCTCTCTAGAGTGAAAAAACGAAATATATCAAGTGTATCTTAAATTAATTCTTGACTTTTACCTTGTTTTCTGAGATAATAGTATTACAAAAATAAAGAATAACCTTTATATAACCAATTCAAGGAGATAACTGTGAAAAACGCCTACTACGAAATACTAAGAGTATCGAATAAACATCTAGAACGGAATCTTACGTCTTCCGACTCAAAATACGCCAAAGAGTGCCGTAAAGAGATACAACGAAGAAAGATGGTTCATTTGTATATTGCCGAAGCTGGCGAGTGGGATAACCTTACACCTAGTGAAGAAGTAATGACTATTGCTGAGAGGAATCAACAGTGATCTATTGTAGAAAGAATAAAGAAGCTATACTTAGCAAAGTGCAATATCTAAAGTTTTGGACTAGAGTTAGGTGTAGTTTCTTTTTTCCAACTGCTGTAAAAAGAATTTGGTTATGTAAAAGGCATAAAAACAAGGTATGAACATGATTTTTGATGGCGATATAATGGGAGTAATTGACAATCTAATTTTGGCAATTTGTGCTTATTGGGGAGTTGACATAGATAAAAAATTAGGAGGCACGGGAGTGCAGGGTGCATTAACAGGTGCACTACTTGGCAACGCTGTGTCCGATTTAGCTGGTGCAGCGATTGATCCTAGCACACGACATCTAGCAATAGGTATATTCGCAGGTTGTATGTATGTTTTCATAGTGGTAAAACTATGGGAAATAGTGCAAAACTTATGGAGTCATTACAAAGGAATGGGGAGTTTCGAGCAATGGTAAATTGGTGGTTAGTTGGTTTTTTATTAATAACAACTTTTGCGGGTTTGAATGTCCTCTTTGGTTGGTGGTGGTTATTAATATTTCCAGTAGCAATAATATGGGATCGTTTAACATGACAAAGAGGTCTAAATTTAAACAGTGGTTAACTGAATATACTCATTGGAAGTTTAAAAATAAAACTACCATAAATAATATCTATACAGTATTGGCTGGTTATGGTATACTGTTTATGTTTGCTATGTTAGCTAGTGCAGATACGATATGTAATAGATGGTTCCCTGTGTGTATTGGTTGGTTCGATTAGTAAGAATTAAATTGAACCCAGTCAAAATTAAATCTTGACTGTAAGGTTATTTAAGAGTATAATATTTATATAGAATTTAAAAATAAGCATTTATTTAGGGAGAAACGAGATGCAAGTTAACACAAATACAAATTACACGGAAAAAATGGTCACTACTATGCACGAAGTGTATACAGCAGAACCAACTAGAGACAGCGTGGAGGCTCTAGCAAAAACCTTCGGCAAAAGCACAAGAAGTATTATTGCCAAGTTATCCAGAGAAGGTATTTATATACCTATGGAAAGAAAGACCAAAACTGGAGAGCCAATTGTTCGCAAAGCGGAACTTGTTGCTCAGATTGAGTCTCACTTTGAAGACGAAATGCCAAGTTTGGTTAAAGCTACAAAAGCTGACCTACAAAAATTAGTAGAAAAGCTATAGCTTAAAAGGACTCGCTCTCTTTACGGAATGAACATGAAGTTGAGCTAACGCCAAATGGCATGGTGAGAGTGAGAAACCTAGCGTGAGACTTAGCAACGCTATAGAAGAGAGGAGCTAAGGGTAACTCAAACCAAAGATGGGTGCGGAAATCTACCCGCCAAAGATATAGGGGTAGAACTTGGATGCCACATAGTATTTGATAGGCAAGACAAGGATAAAAGAACGAGTATCATACTAATTAAAACTCTGGAGAGTATAAATCTTAGACCTTAGAGCGAGAACATGGAAATATTCCAGCAATGCTCAGGCAGACGAAAGTCATAAGTCTTAAATCTAAGGGCGAGAGTAAGTAGTAAGGTGATGCCACAAGTGGGCGAACGAACTCTCAGGTAGCTCTCTCTAGTTTATATAATAAAGTGCTGGCTACTCCACTTAAAAATAAGTAGTATAGGAAGTATACTTCCGATTGGGCAACTAGCAAGTGAGCGCAATAAAGAAATAAGCTTCTAGCAAGTCAATCGCTCAATAATGACCGCAAGTGGAAAGCGTAATGAATCTCCGTGATTATATCCGTAAATACAGCGTAATATTTCGGGAGCGAAGGAAAACCTCTTATGAATAACCCTTGTAGTGTTTGTCAGTATGCGAGACCGAGACAAGTAAAAGAGAAAACGAGGCATGCAGTTGGTAGCCAACTTAAAAACTAGCGTTGAATTGATAGATAGTGAATCAAGCCTAGCGAAGTAGGGAATAAACTTAGATACTTTCGAGTGGTCTTTCGTAAATTGGGTTTATCCCTATGTGGACTAAGTATCTTAATCTTTCAAGCGGTAAATGTTAACACCTTAGGGTTGTAAGTCTTGGGAGCTAGTAATGCGAAGGTTATCTTTTATAGATCAGAACTGGACTACTAGTAAGTGAGTTAGGGTTCTTTCAAAACAAAACTCAGGGAAGGGAGTGGTAAGTCGTTAATACGCAGCTCCCTTCCTTTTAATAATAACAATTAAACAAGGGGAGCGATATGCCAACAAAATTTAAACCTGATAGCTTCGAATATATAGGAGTTCGTGGCAGTAGGAAACAAATATTAGTCAAATCCTATATCAAAGGTACGCCTAAAAAAGAATTAATTGATTATATCAATAGTTCTAATGGTAAACCTAAAATAAAACAAAAGTGCGTAAACGAGCTTACCCGTAGAGGTATTAAGTTAGTGTGGGAGGAGGTGCCTAGTGTCTAAAAAATGGATAATACATGGCACGGAATTTATACAAAGAGATGTGCAAGTTAGGGTTAACGCTCCTACAGAGGAACTAGCTATTGAAGCAGCAGATGGGATTACAGTAGCAAGAGCGAGACGATCAAAAGGAACAGGTCATCTAGCTGTGGATTGGGCTGAGTGCGTGGGTGAAGAAAAAAGTAAATTTGAAGGACTTACCTCACCATCATAAAAATTTTCTTATAGTGCAAAAACGAAGGGATATTTCACGATATCCCTTTTTTATTAACTAAAAATAGTTCTTGACAACGAGCTGAAAAGTGAGTATAATTATTATATAAATAAATTTAAGTAAGGATTTTATATGTCAAACCAAAAAAATGTTCTACCATTTCCAGCTAAAATGGATTCAACTCTTTTAGAGTTCCGTCAGTGTATTTCAGAGTTAATGATTTTAGAAGCTCAAATGATGAAGATGATGGAAGAGGTAGATGAAATAGAGTTTCAGTGTATAATGTTAACGGCAAGACGAGATGAGCTACTTGAAGAATTAAAAAGAAAAGAACTAATAAACTTAGCTATGGAGGTAGTAGAAAAACAACATGACGACTAATTATACAACTGAACAAGTTAGTTATATGATTGACAAATACGAAGAAGCTCCTACGAGGGAAACAGTAGAAATGTTAGCTAATGAGTTGGGCAAGAGTACAAAATCTATAATAGGAAAACTATCTAGAGAAGGAGTATATCAGAAAGCGATATATGTTTCTAAGACTGGAGAACTTCCTGTGACAAAAAAAGAGTTAGTGGTAAAACTATCAGAAACTCTTGATGGCGATCTTGAACAACTTGAAGGGCTAGAGAAGTCTCCCAAACAGGAACTTAAGTATTTATTATCCCTAGTTGAATAACAACAAAGGGGCTGTAGCTCAACGGGAGAGCGTCTGCTTTGCAAGCAGGATGTTGGAGGTTCGATTCCTCTCAGCTCCACCAATTTAAAGGAACTAAAATGGAACAATTCGGAAAAATGGACAGTATCAATTATACTGTAGATGATGAAGGGGTCTTAACAATGAAGATAGACACGCAAAGTGATATCGGACCTTCAGCTAGTGGTAAAACTATTATGATTGCTAGTTCTGGTGGAAATTCAAAATTAAATGTAGGTAATGAAGCTACTGGAGACGATTTTGTCTACATTGGTCTAAATATCTATAGATATCCACAGACATAGTATGAAATCTAAGCTATTTCAGCGCACAGTTGAGATTGGGGATGAAATAGTCTTCAAATGGTTTTATCTACTAAATAATAAAGAGTATGGGAGTTTTGATTCTAAAAATGAAGCTGAAACTTCCCTATTTCTTAGAATGACAGGGTCTTCAAAGCGAGATTAGTATAGTGGCTATTATGTCTGGCTTCCAACCAGAAGACAAGGGTTCGACTCCCTTATCTCGCTCTGAGGATCTTTTAGGGTTCATTGGTGAAGTGGTTATCACACTAGCTTGTCACGCTAGAATCAGGAGTTCGATTCTCCTATGAACCGCCAAAACATCCTTAAGCCAAATCGCAGATACCTAACGAGAAGCCAAATCTCATAAACCAAACATACTAAGGATAATTTCGAGATATTCGCCTTTTACCCATTAAGTTTAATAAATTTAACTTAAAGGAGTAGGTAAATATTGTTTAATATATTTTCGGCTTCGGGAAATTGTCTTTGAGTTTTTAAACGGAGTAAGCCTCATTTAATTTAAGAAAGTAGTTGTTATTAAATTAATAATGACTTGTCCGATTTAAAACGAGGTTAAAGAGTTGTCTTAAAATAGCATTTAATTCCGTTTTCTCGACTACTTCGATAGTCGCTTCTAAGGAAGCGCCTCTCTCGTGTCTTCGAAACAACAGTTTGAATGAAATCTAAGATGACGAAGTCAATTAAAAATTTATAATATAATTATACCATACTTTTTGACAAATGTAAAATTCTTTTTTCCTTAGGTAGTTGTAAAAGAGTATTCTAATACGCTCACTTGCCAGACAAAAAGTGCATTATTCTATGGTAGCACTGGGAGTGTGTTTGAAATGTTGCGCAAAAAGTCATAAAAATATAGTAAACTAAAAAATTTAGTAATATTTTTATGTCTTGTGAATGGATCGAAACCAAGTAATCATTGAATGTCTAACACCTTTGAGTACAGGAGTGACTCGATGTTTTAGGTGCGGTTTCATTAGAAGGACAGTGCCTTTGTTGCGAGTAAAGGGAGGAAGTGTTAAATCTTCAATTTCGAAGTTTCCTCCCTCATACTCATTAGAGTTCGTTAGTTGTGCTATAAGAGTCATATGTCGAGCATCTTGTGCGCTCCCGTCTACGTGCCAATCATAAAAATTATCTGTTCTGTAGGTAGTGACTTGTACGGGCTCGGGCACTAAAGACCCCTTTGAGTTTATAGTTCCTTCCAACTCATGAGAGTATGGAAAAAAGCTGCAATACTCATCTGCCATATTTTCTAACCATTTTCTTACGAAACTGTTAGAACTGTTATATTGCATGAAACGAACTTCTGAATCTCTCATGCTTTTATCTATATTTATTCCATCAATGAAACTAGGTATTGGAAAGTAAGTAAGTAATACTTCTTCCATGTGAGCAAGAACTTCGTCTGGAAGTACATTTTCTAGTATAATTGCTTTATCTTCTAGTATTATCATCTTCTAACTCTTGATTTATTCATAAATAGTTTTGCTTCCTTTTCTCGCCTTCTAGTAAGTCCTAAACTTACCTCATTATTAACTTTGTTCCATTTTCTTAGTTCATCTGGGACTAATTCGAACTTACCTTCATTTACATACTTTAATACTGTAGAGTTCGCAAACTGTGTTGCTCCAATATTATATATAAAAGAAAGTAATGCTAAGTATTGGTTTGGGTTTAGGTCTGCTCGAATGAGCTTTTGAAGTTGTATCTCGAAGATAACGAGATCAGTATTCAAGTACATATTTGCTTTATGAGTGCTCACAGTATCGCCTTCCTTAACTTCGCGAGTATGACCATATCCTATAGTCCATACACCTCCTTCGTCTTGGTAAGCTTCGCGCTTAAACCCTTCGACTTCTCGAATAAAGTTTAGGTTTTTGTCTTGTAATAGACTACCTTTTAACATCCAAACTCCTAATAGGGTTATTAAAATTGTTGTATAATATCTCTTATAAAGCATAATATAACAACTATTCCTGCTGTTGTTGCTAGAAATGAAGCGATATTCTTTTTATCGTATTCGTCTAAATTCATTAAAAATTCCTTTAACTCAGTTATAAACTTACTCATATAATTTTCCTTTGTGTTTAGGGGTACGAACGTATTTTTTTCTATTCGTTAAGATAGAAGACTTATTAAACCAGTGCATAAACTTTGCAACTGGATTATTTAGTACATTTTCTTCTTTCCGAACCTTACTGGGTCTAGCTCTCTTTCTTTTCTTCGCCATCTTAATTTCCCTGCCATTTTTGCTAACCTTCTTTTCTTAGTAGGTTTAGTATAATGTCTTCGCTCCCTGAACTCTTGAAGTTTACCCTCACTATTGATTGCTCTCTTAAATTTCCTAAGTGCGAAATCAAAGTTATTGTTTTTTACTTCTACTTTCAAATTAATCTTGCATGAGCTTTGTCCACTCATTTCCTTTTTTCTGAAAGAACATTTTTAGTTCTGTAAATCCACCTACATAATCCTTATCAAAGAATATCTGCGGTACAGTTCTAGGCATAAAACCCATTTTATGCTTTAACCAGTCCTTATCAACAGTTGTAATATCGAGTGATCGATATTCTACACCTGCACTTATACATAATTGTTTTGCTCTATCGCAGTATACACAATTATCTGTCCCATAAATTGTTATCATCATCTTCTTGTCGTTGTAAAGCTCCACCCCTTTTTTCGAAGGCGTTTCACTCTTGACCTAATAGCATTTTCACTTCTGCCGTCAAAGATCAATCTTAGTTGCTTCATGGATATACTCCCGTAATACTGTTTTAACAGGTCATCTTCCGTATCATCCCATGCTCGTTTTGTCTGTTTTGTATTCTGTTTTCTCAACTCATTTCCTTTACTTGAAAATTTTATTTATAGAGATATTATACTTAAATTCAAGTTGCTTGTCAAGAACTTTTTATAACTTGGTTAAAATTAGTTCTTGACTCTAACCCTAAATTTTGCTATAATAATATAATGAAAAATAGAGAAATAAGATGGATATAAACCTAATTATTATTGTGTCATTGCTAGTGGTTGGAAGCGGTTATACTTCTTACCGCATAGGCGTAATGGAAGGCATCAAAGCTACAGTAAATTTTATAGAAGATAATGAACTTATCGAATTTGATGACGATATAAAAAATGATACTTGACATAGAGTCAAAATTTTGTTATAATATTCATATTATAAAAATTAGAGTTGGCACTCGTTAAAATGCCCCTCTTGTATCCAGAGCCTACATTCTTGTAGGCGGGTGGGCATAAGGAAAACTCTTTAATTCTGGTCGCACAGATTTGAAGTTCTAAAATTAAGAGTTTTAGGGAATTTTACTGGATTCAGAGGTTTATTAATCGAGCTACCGAAAGGAGCTCAATTCGCTACCGAAAGGAGCTTATAGGAGAATACAATGGTAAAAACATTGAGTACGAGTTTGACCGACTTTGATAGGTTATTTTTAGGTTTTGATCGTTTACAATCACAGTTAATGAACAACCCTACAACAGATACTAATTACCCAAGATATAATATTGTCGCAGGTAAAGATCACTACAGACTTGAAGTAGATGTAGCTGGACTTGAAAGAGAAGGCATATCAGTAGTTCAAGATCAACAAGAGTTGATAGTTAAAGGCAAAAAGACAAATCCTTTACTAGAAGATGGTGAAAAGTATGTGTATAAAGGCATTAGTGGTAAAGCGTTTACTAAAATCTTCTCATTAGGAGACTGGATTAAAGTAGATACAGCTGAACTAATAGACGGCTTGTTAGTAGTAAGTCTAATTGTGGATAAACCAGACGAGTTAAAACCTCAAAACATTGAAATAAATTAAACACACTACATGGGGACTACCTCATTGTAGTCCCCAAACGATACGAGGAGGATCATGAATCAAGAAAACTATGACAAACAGAGGGAATTCTATAGAAAAGGATTTTGGCTTTGTTTCGCATATTTTTTGATTGATGTTCTTATTTAAGATGTTTAATGAGGACAACGAACCTCGTTGGAAAGTGTATAATCAAAGACCACCGAGTAAACAAGAACTGAAAAAACAGAGAGATAAAGATGATTTATATATGTACGGATTCTGGATCTTTTTTATCTACACTTTAGTAGATACTGTCTTTTCGCTATTTTAGGAGAAATAAATGAATCATTCATTAAAATTAATACCAGCCTTACTTCTTCTTTCTAGTCCTATAGCTTTTTCTCAAGAAGCTGATGTAAAAGGATATGATTTAAGTGGACAAGTGGGTGTTAGGTCTAATTATCTATGGAGAGGAATAGATCAGAATAAACATAGCCCAATGGGAGAGTTCCAATTAGAATACAACAGAGGCGGAGCCTTTGGTGGAGTTTGGATTGGAGATGTCAACTATGAAGACGACTCAGATAGAGAGTTGGATTTCTATGCAGGATATAACTTTAAACCCATAAATGGAGTGTCTTTCAGTACGGGAGTAACGCATTACGAGTTTGTAGATGGAATAAATCAAGTATCAGACTTTACGGAAGGTTTTGTAACAGCAGGTTATAAAAACATATCAGTAGAGTACTATTTTGACTTAGATCATAACGCAGACGTACAGTCGTTTTACGACATAAAGATTGCAGTACCCTACGTACCATATGTAGATGTAGTTCTAGAGTATGGTAGATGGGAAGACGATTCAGACTTTAAAGCACTTAATCTTTCAAAAGATTTTGGAGACTTTACAGTAGGAATGCAGACATTATCTAGTGCCAGACATGGTCACTTTTGGGATAATGCAGTAATTCAAGTTAATTATAATTTTTAATTTGGAGATACGAACCTAATGCCCTTAAAACAGTTTATACAATTTGTCAGAACTATGTATGATGACAACAGAGCTGAAAGGTGGGAAGCAGGTATGAAGCCCTTTTCTAATGAGTGGGAGTATATGACTACACATCTCGCATGGTTAGAAAAGGAGTTTTATCTTAGACGAGCAAAAGAATGGAAACAAGATGAATGAGTACAAATTCAAACCACATGCAGGGTGGGACGATACAATAAGTTGGTTAACAATAGCCTTCATGTTTATTTGTTTCACAACTATAGGGATATGGGCATTTAATGGCTAGAAAAGGTAAACAAACAAGAGTTAATATAAAAATGCAGAGTACAGAATCTCCGCATTATTATACGACAACAACAAACCCAAAGAATAACTTTGGTAAGCTAGAATTGAAGAAATTCGATCCTACTTTAAGAAAGGTTGTAGTCTATAAACAGGCTAGAAAAATAAAATAAATGGATAAAATTTATATAATACTAATATTTGGAGGATTACTTGGCGGAGGATACACATGGTATCAAGACACAATGGAGCGGTACGAGTTACTCGCTGCAGAGAAAGCTGCGTTGGATCTCAAAAATCAACAACAAGCACTTGCGTTTGAAGCTCTACAAACAGCTATGGAAAAGCAACGAAAAGCAAATGAGGCGCTTACAGCAAGAAACGCACAGATCACAAAAGAAACCCAATCCTACTTGGAAGTATTTAAAAAACATGACCTTACTAAATTGGCTAAAGCAAAGCCAGGTCTTATCGAGATTAAAGCAAATAAAGCAACAGATAGAATATTTAAAGTGATAGAAGATGAAACAGAACCACAAGATTACGACCCTAATAATCCTGCCAATACTAATTAGTAGTTGTTCCTTAATAGGAGGCAAGCGATTACCCAACCCCGTTGAGATACAGACGGCACCAATAGAAATTGAAATTTACCACCCACCCTTACCAAAAGCTATTCAGTTAGAGAGACCTGATTGGTATGTAGTGAGTGATCAAAATGTAGACGAGTTTATGGAAAAATTAGTAAAGATACAAGGAATAGAAGAAGATATTCCTACATTTTTCGCTCTTTCTCCTCAAGGATATGAAAAAATGAGTGGAAACTTACAAGAGATGAGAAGATACATTTTAGAACAAAAAGAAATAATAGTGTACTACAAAGATGTAACTACACCAGATATGCCCTATGAAGGCACAGAAAATGGAAAGGATAATGAAAAGAATTAGACTCTTTATATCAAGAGTACTAGGACTAACAGACGCTTATCAAAGGATAATGCAGTTAGAAATCGAACTAGCAAAGTTAAAAAGTGATGTAACTTCACTAAAAGATTTTAATATACCACTAATATCCGCTGAAGTAGAATCTTTAAAGATAGAAGCTGATATTATCAATAAAAAAATCAAGTAATGAACAAAATGTACGAAGATAACTACAATCCTCCTTTTGTGGAGTTCAAATTTGATGAGAAAAGAAAACTAAAAAAGACCTTAGATTATATACAAACTACTTATAATAAGCATTACGCAAAAGGCATAACAAAACAAGCGACAGAAACAATACAAGAGGCAGGGCATTTAGAAGGATTTTGTATAGGAAATATTATTAAATATGCTCAGAGATACGGGAAAAAAGAGGGAGAAGACAGGAATAACAACCTCATGAAGATTATACATTATGCAGTAATCTTAATGGATCAAGAAGGCAAAAACAAAATTTAATTAACGTAAACAACAGGATATAATAATATGGATTTAGCATACTCCCTTAATACTTTCTATTTTTTGTTGTCAGGTGTCTTAGTCATGTTTATGGCAGCTGGCTTCACAATGTTAGAAGCAGGATCGGTTCGTTCAAAGAATGTAATCGAAATTTTAATAAAGAATATCGCACTTTATAGTGTGGCTTCTATAACTTACCTACTACTAGGATATACATTAATGTATGGGTGGAACGACCCACCAGATCATTCTTTAATGGCAGATTTTTTCTTTCAAGTAGTATTTGTAGCAACCGCAATGTCGGTAGTTTCAGGTGCAGTAGCAGAAAGAAAAAGATTATATACTTTCTTAGGGTTTGCAGCAATATTTACTGCTTTAATATACCCTATACAAGGTGCGTGGTCTTGGGGCGGAGGTTGGCTAAGTGAATTAGGCTTTTTTGACTTCGCAGGATCAGGTATAGTACATATGGCAGGGGCATCAGCAGCTTTAGCAGCAGTGCTCTTGATTGGACCAAGAATAGGTAAGTATGACGAGAATGGAATACCTCAACCAATACATGGTTCTAATGCAGTAGCAGTTACACTTGGAACATTAATATTATGGTTTGGTTGGTTTGGATTTAACGGAGGATCGCAACTATCTATTATAGGAATAGATAATGCAAATGCAGTAGCTAAGATTTTTGTGAACACAAATACAGCCGCAGCCGCAGGACTAATTTCAGCAATGTTATTATCTAAAATATGGTTGGGTAAAACAGCTCTGAATGCAGTATGTAATGGAGCATTAGCAGGATTAGTAGTTATAACAGCAGATCCCGTAACACCTAGTCCTCAAATGGCAATTATATATGGAGCTTTAGGAGGTTTATTAGTACCAATTTCAATGAGTTATCTTGAGAAGTGGGGAATTGATGATCCAGTAGGAGCAATAAGTGTTCATGGAGTAGCAGGTATACTAGGGCTTATGTTAGTACCAATATTAAATACAGACGCTACTTTTATAGCTCAAGGTATAGGAACTTTAAGTATATTTAGTTTTGTCTTTGGAACTTCTTATGCGGTATGGTTTATAATGAAGAAAACAATAGGGATTAGACCAACAAGAGAGGAAGAAGTAGGCGGACAAGATATGTGGGAAACAGGCAATAGTGCTTATCCCGAATTTATGAAACAACAATGAAAAAACAATTTTATAAAATAGAAATTATATGTGAGTGGGATAATGAAGAAAAAATCACTCTAGGACATCTAATGGCTAAAGGTAGAGAACCAGTCTCCATAGATGTAACACCAATAGATATTGAAACAGACCAATTTAAGTGGGTCAAAGCAGTAAATAGTTTAAATGAACTTTAATCATTTAAAGGAGTTAGATGAAACATACTTTCAACATGCAAAGTGTGCTAGTTTATATTCTATATTATTCTTAGGATTAAGTATCATAAGTATAATACATGCAATATTTCCTTTTACATTTTGCACCACAGTATCAGATAAATTGGAAGAAATACAGGAACACTTAAAAAAACGTAAGTGTAAAATGTAGTTCAAGGCTCGAAAGAGTTGGGAGAATAAAATGGTACAATTATTGAAAGTAAAAGAATGGATTACAGCTAGAGTAGCTGAAAGAACTTCTTGGGACGGAGTTAGTATTATAGCACTTAGTGTAGCTATATTAGTAGCCTCTCCCCTAGTAAAGTGGATAGCTTGGGCAGGATTAGTCTATGGTTTATACACTTTAGTTAAGGAACAAACATGAACGAAAACGAACGTTTTAGTGGTGATATGAGCCGAAACGAAGTAGAGTTAGATTTAAACAAATTCATGGCAATGGTTACCGAGATAGGTGAACTAAAAGCTAAAATTATGGAAATGGAAATGGCTGCAGAGCCTGAAAATCCATATCAAAAATGGATTTGGTTATCAAACATGATAGATGCGTGGAGAATATTCCCAAGAGCATTTTTAAGTGTTTATATTTTCTTACTCTATTATTGCACAATGTGGTTTATGGCTTTGCCAGAACCCTCATTAGAACAAAGTGGACTAATTTCCATAGTTGTTGGAGCAGGTGCAGCTTGGTTTGGTTTATATGCAGGAACCGCTAAAGACAAAATTAATAGTAAAGGATAAACCATGCTAACAAATAAAATAGTAGACGTAGTAGCAGAACATTTGGGATTAGAACCTTCTGGAATAAAAATGAGTGATCATTTTATAGACGATTTAGGTTGTGATTCCTTAGATACTGTTGAGATAGTTTTATTGATTGAAGATCAGTTTGATATAGAAATACCTGACCATGAAGCAGAAAGAATGGAAACAGTTAATTCTTTAGTCAACTATGTAACTCATGAAGTTGAAATGCAATCTGCATAATTATAACAGAAGCCTGAAACCCCAACAGGCTTCTGTATTAAAAGTATTGGGGAATTAACCGACAGGTAAAAATGCTAGTATTATATACAGAAAAACAATTAGAGAGAGCTTATCGAGTATTTATAGCAGACTATGAGGGAACAATAGTTCCAGATCTAGAGGCTTTTAGAATACTATTTGAAGCAAGCGAAGAATTACAAGATTTAGCCCGTCACAAAGAAATAACGATACATTAATAAGGAGAAAATTATGTTATCAGTAGAAGACGGAGAACCACAGCTAAAACCTGAAACCCAAAGAGAAAAGTCAATAGTTATAGGTAAACGAATTAAAGAAAAAAGTCTCTGGAAAAGACTCAGAGAATTTTTAAGGAGAACCTAATGGCGATAAAAGCAAAAGCACACGAAAAGCTAGACGAAACTAACGTGGAAAGAGTATTAAATCGTTTAGAAGCTGAACAACCCGTAACAAAGAAAGAAGCTTGTGAAATGTTAAACATAGCTTATAATACTACTAGATTAAATAATATCTTAATAGAGTTCAAAGATAAAAGACAGTATAGACGGAATAGAATGGATCAGAATAAGGGCAAGATCGCCACTACTGATGAAGTAAAAGAAGTTATATTAAGTTATCTTATGGGAATGAATTTCGCAGAAATCTCTAGACAAATGTATCGTTCCCCTACTTTCGTAAAGAATATTGTAGATAGAGTAGGAGTACCCACAAAAGTAGCTATGGGGGAACACTTTATAGTACCCGATGAGTGTGTAAAGTACGAATTTGATGTAGGCGAATGGGTTTGGTTTAATGATAATCATCCAGATGCAAGAGGCGGAAAAGCAGGAAAGATACGTAGAGAAGCAAGCTCTAAAAGAGGAATAGAAGGAGGATACAAGGCTTACTTTATAGACTACTGGATTCCTATAGTATGGAAAGAAGGGATGTGGGTTGCTTGGTGGCCTGGCGTAAAAAAGTGCAAAGGTTGGACAGTTAAACCCGCTTATGAAATAGCAAGTATACAACATCTAGTAGACAAGTATAATTTAAATACAGAAGCCTTTTAGGCTAAGAAACGTAAAGGAACTATAATGAAAAATAACTTTTTATATAAAGTAAAGCCAGCAGTTAAAAAAGCAAAGAGCTTTTTACAGAGGGTTAATGGTATTATTAGTAAATTAATAATTATTTTTTTAAGTCTGTTTGAAAAACACCAACAGCTTAGAGTACGCTATAATCAGTATGATGTAGAAGGTAAAATTATTGATAATATGGTTAGAGTATTTGAAGTACGAAAGATGTATAAATGTACGCCTAAACATATGATATTTAAAATTATGAACGGTAAAAGAATAGAACTCAAAACAACTAGTCCAATGGACTATATTTTAGAAGATTTATAATGTCAGAAATATTAATGTATTATGCAGTCTTTGCTTTAAGTGGGGGTATAGTATCTACTTGGGCTTTACACAGACCTTCAATGTATATAATAGAAGAAATAAAACCCGATAGTATAGTTCTTAGGCATAAAGCATTATCTGCTCTGTGTTTTTTCTCTTTTGCAACAGTAGTAGCCCCCTTTATGATACCTTGCTTATATTATGAAAGTCATTTTATAGATACATTTGTAGAGAGCATATTAAAAATAGATTCAAAAAATACTTCTTGACAATTATGTTAAAAAAGTTTATAATATATCTATAAAAACTCAAAAAAGAAATTTATAAAGGATACCAATGGAACAATATGATACACTAAAAGCATGGGGATTAGATAAGAATAGTATTGTATCTAAGAAACACCATGAACAAGTTGTTAAAGAGCTAAATACACAAGTATACAGAGCTTATAAAAGAATATTAACACTTAAAGAAGAAAATACTCAACTTAAACAAGAAATCAAAGGAGAAGAAAATGGCTTGGACAGACGAAAGTAAAGAAATGGCTATAGAGATGTACACCTCTGCTGACGCTACACCCGAAACAAGTATGGAAATTGTTAAGGATATAGCTGAAGAATTAAATGAATCACCAAATGGTGTAAGAATGATTCTTACTAGAGCAGGCGTATATGTCAAGAAAAACCCTTCAAAAGCTAATGGAAGCGCAAGTACAGGTGGAGGACGAGTAAGTAAAGCTGAATGTCATCAACAACTTGTAGACGCTGTAGCTGCTGTAGGTGGTGACCTAGATATTAATATCATTGACAAAATATCTGGTAAAGCCGCAAAGCATATTGCTGAGCAAATTCAAAGTTCTAATTAGAACTTAGGGCGGTAACAAGGTTCCCCTTGCGGGCTCCTACCGCCCTTTACTATACCCAAAAATAGTACCATAAAATTTCAGGATATAAATCTCCTGAAGCAACTCTTAAATCCCAGCAAGAATTAAGAAGTTAACAACACCGTAGTCATAAATTACTTAATTATATAAGGTGTTCAAGTGGATAAAGAACAATTTAAAAGAAGAGTAAGAAGGTGCGGAGACGCTATAATTACTTACCGAAGTACAAACTCACGGAAGTTAAAGTATAATGTATGTACGCTAGACTTTACTACTCCTCATATACAACGAAAGCACAATCGTGCAAATGAAACTAAAGATACAGTTTTACTATTCTGTTGGGATACAGACTCCTACAGACTATTGCGTCCTGCAAATGTAACAAGCATCGTTCCTCTTAATTCAATCCTAAAAAATAAAGGAATACACGACGAATGGTAGATATATGGCAAGAACCAGAGATGTATTCTAGAATTATACATGAGAAAGAAGACGGACTGGAACAAATAAGACTCACTATAAATACTTTTAGACAAGTGGAATATCTACACATAAGAAAGTATTACTTAGATTTTAATGAAGAGTGGAAACCCTCCAAAGACGGCATATCCATGCCTCTTAACCTAACAAATTCCTACGAATTATTCGCAGCTCTAGTAGAGATACTGTCTCTTGCCGAGAGCAAAGATATGATTATTGAACAATTTGGGGAAATTTTCAACGAAGTTTACAATAGTTCTTGACAAAAAGGTTCATTTCTAGTATAATATTCCTATAAATTCAAAATTTGGGAAAAAAATGAGCATAGAAAAGTTATTAGAGCGAGCAAGTAAAGCATATTATGAAGGTGTCCCGATCATGCAAGATTGGGAGTTTGATGCCCTTGCTGATAGAGCTGAGATTAATAAAGTGGGTTATAAAACTAAAGATGGTATAAAACACATACACAGACTCTATAGCCTTCAAAAAATATTTGAAGGAGACAACTTCCCCATAACTAATACTGATTTAATTGAAACGCCCAAATTAGATGGAGCTTGCGTTAGTTTACTTTATAAAGAAGGTTATCTAACACAAGCCCTAACAAGGGGTGATGGTATTATAGGAATAGATATTACAGATAAGATATTTAATTCTAATATAGTACCAAATGAATGTGAACACATATCTTTAGAATGGAACCCAGACGATACATGGGTTCAGATCACGGGAGAAGTCGTTGCTCCCAAATCAAAACTAAACTCTAGAAATTATGCTGCAGGTGCTTTAAATCTGAAAGATAATAAAGAGTTTGCCTCCCGTGATCTTACATTTGTAGCATATGATGTCAAATGGGAAAATCCACCAGAAAGAAAAGAGTGGACCTATAAAGATGATATGAACATGCTAACAATATTTGGGTTTAACACAGTAATAGATTCAGAATGGCAAGAGTTTCCTCATGATGGAAGGGTATTTAGAATTAACAATACACTAGAATTTGAAAAGATGGGCTATACTGCCCACCATCCACGAGGAGCTTTTGCTCTTAAACAACAACAAGAAACTAAGCAAACAATTTTAAAGGACGTAGAATGGCAGGTAGGAAAGAGCGGTCAGGTATCGCCAGTAGCCATACTAGAACCAGTCCGTATAGGTGGAGCAGTCGTAAGACGAGCAACCCTTCATAATATTGCATTTATTGAAGATTTAGGATTGGAAATTGGTTGCAAGGTGGAGATCATTAGATCTGGAGAAATCATACCTAGAATTGTGGGAGTCATCTCAAAAAATAATTCTTGACAAGAGATCTCTGATTTGATATAATATATAAATAAATGAAAGAAATGGTAAAAGAAATAAGCACGAAGATTATGCCTCCAGCGAATTGCCCAAGTTGTGGTTCGATATTAGAATGGAAAAATGACCAGCTTTTCTGCGTAAGTCATAGTTGTCAAACTAAGGTATATAAACGAGTAGAACACTTTGCCAAAACTCTCAGGATAAAAGGTCTTGGACCAAAGACAGTAGAGAAGTTAGCTTTAAAAGATATAAACGAAATTTACTTATTAAATTATGATTATACACATTTTTGTTTAAACTCTCATATAATGGCAAATAAGTTATTATTAGAGATTAACAAAAGTAAAGAGGCGGATTTACAAACCTTATTACCAGCTTTTTCTATCCCACTTTTTGGCAGGAGTGCTGCCGAAAAACTTTGTAGCAAGATTAATCATATAAATGATATAAATCATAACAAATGCAAAGAGGCAGGGCTAGGTCAAAAAGTTACGGATAATTTAATGGAATGGCTCACAACGACCCAAAATCAGTATTCAGACTTACCTTTTACTTGGAGAACGAACCACCCTTTGCCTAAAGCAGGGCAACAAGTAAACGAGTTAAAAGGAGTAGTATGTATATCTGGTAAGTTAAACACTTATAAAACAAAAGCCATTGCTAAAAAACTTTTAGAAGAAAATGGATATAAAGTAAAAAGTGGGTTAACAAAGGACGTGAACATTTTAGTAAATGAAAGCGGTATTGAATCCGCTAAAACTAAAAAGGCACGGGACAACAACATAACAATAATAAATAATATTAACGAATTAATCTAGGAGATTAAAATGGCAGTACCTAAGTGGACAGACGAGCGCACAGACGAGCTCACAAACTTTGTAGGTGGAGAATCACCTATCAGTCAAGCAACTGTTGCTTCAGCAGCAGAACATCTTGAAACAAGCCCAAGATCAGTTTCCTCTAAGTTAAGAAAAATGGGTTTTGACGTAGAATTAGCATCTAATGTTTCTACCAAAACTTTTTCTGACGAAGAAGAAGCTACACTTCAATCATTTGTTGAAGGTAACACTGGGCAATATACTTATGCAGAAATCGCAGAAGCCTTTGCAGGTGGAAACTATTCCGCTAAGTCTATTCAAGGTAAAATCCTTTCTATGGAACTTACCTCTCACGTAAAACCTACTGAGAAACCTGCAAGCGTTAGAACTTACTCACCAGAAGAAGAAGCAACATTCCTTGGAATGGTTGCTGATGGTGCGTTTGTTGAAGATATCGCTTCAGCTCTTAATAGACCTATCAATTCAATCCGAGGTAAAGCTCTTTCTTTCTTGAGAACAGGAGAGATCGGTGCTATACCTAAGCAAAAAGAAAGTAACGCAGCTTCTAAAGTTGACGCACTTTCTGAACTTGGTGACATTTCAGAAATGAACGTTGCTGATATTGCTGACAACATTGGTAAAACTGAACGTGGCGTTAAAACTATGCTAACTAGACGCGGTCTAACTGCGGCTGATTATGATGGTGCAGCGCGAAAAGAACGAGTAGCTAACTAAGCTATTATTCTTCAAAGGAATTTAGGGTAGCAATACCCTAAATTTTCTTTGACTAAAAATCTGGGAGAAAAGATGAATATAGCGTCTGCGTTATTTAATAGGATTATAGTGGAACAAGATACTGAGACTTGGGGTAACCTCCAAACTCATTACTTACCTCCAGAATACCAACCTATCCACAGAGCTATTAACAAACATTTTGAGCAATATCTTGCTCTCCCAACTTTTGATGATCTAAAACTAGAACTGAGGGATCAAACATTAAAAGAAAAAATATACGCAATAGAATCCCTCGAAGTGGATTCCAATCCATATCAATTATTAGAATACCTAAAAAATGAATATACCCAGATCGAAATACTCGGTCAGGTGGATAACTATATTGATAACTCGGTAGGTATGGCTACAGCAGAAGAAAACATAGAAGCTATAGAAGATATAGTAGTTCATGTTCGAAATAAAGTAGAGATAGACACAGAATCAATAAGTATGCAAAAAATTAGTGCATTAGAAACAGAAGAAGAAATATCTAATTATATACAGCTCGGACTCAATGATGCCTACGATCAAAAGATGAAGTTTACAAAAACAGATCTAGTATTATTAGGGGGTCGTAGAGGGGCAGGTAAGTCTTTCAGTTGTGCTAATATAGCAGTAAATCAATATAATATAGGGAAAAGTTCTTTATATTTCACTATTGAGATGACCAAAGAACAGACATTTAGAAGGCTCGCAGCTTTAGGCGCAAATATTCCCTTAAATAGATTGACACAAAGAATGTTAACAAAGAAAGAATATCAAAGATTAGCAGAGTGGCAAGCTGACAGGTTCGAAGGTAGTAGTGCAAGTTTAATGAATTATTATACTCATCAAGATTATGATAAGTTCCAAAACGAAGTAACAAAACTACCCTTAAGAACAGATAAACAAATGGATATAGTATATGATACATCTCTTACTCTAGCAAAGATTAAAGCAGAGATAGAGTACAGATCTAATTATTTAGATTTGGGTGTTGTAATAATTGATTATATAAATCAAGTAAGAAGATCATCAGTACCCTCTAGAGCGGGTCAATATGATTGGACAGAACAAATAGAAGTTAGTAAAACTTTAAAACAATATGCACAAGACTATGGAGTATTGTTCTTTTCTCCATATCAAACAGACGCTACAGGCGAAGCTAGATTTGCAAAAGGTATATTAGATGCGGCAGACGCAGCTTTTGCTTTGGAAACTTATGATCCTGCAGATGAATGTATTAGTTTTGTGTGTAAAAAAATGAGAAACGGTGCTATGGAAAGTTTCACCAGTGAAATGGACTGGGATACTTTACGTATTGGACCAAAAGACTCGCTTAATCCTAAGGAAAAAGCGGATATGAAATCAAAAATGAACGAGGAGGTTCATGAATTATGACACAAAACGAAATTATGGGAATTATAACAGTAGTATCAGGCTTCTTTAGTTGGGGAATAATACTAGGAATGTATATAGAAAAATGGAAGAAGTAAAACATTTAATAGTAGAAAGAGACGGATATAAATCCGTTCATACAACTGTACCTATTGGGAAAAGGGAGTTAATTTTACACTTAACAGGACTTTGGACTCCCTACCCAACAAGAACATCTATACAAGTAGGAGAAAGACATTTAGAATCTGAAACAGGTGCTTGTATAAATCATAGTTGTTATCCTAACGCGGAAATAATATATATTCAAGGTTGGAACGCTAATGAGATAGCTGATTCTGAATTACCACTTAAGCCGCCTGCTCGCTTCTTTGAGTTGAGGGGATTAGTTTCATTAAAAGAGATAAATAAAGGGGAAGAAATAACATTTGATTATAATAAGACAGAAGATGTACTTGCTAACCCCTTCAAGTGTAGCTGTTGCGGCAAGGAAATAAAAGGTAGATTACGAGAAATATCATGGAAAATTTAAATAACTTATTATACTTATTCTGTGTATTATGCTTTGGTGGCTCAATAATCTATATATTAAATAGGTTTTGATATTATGAGAGATATATTTTTATTTATAATTGGTGTCATTATTGTATTTGTATTATTATGAATGTAGAAGAATTAATACAGAAGAAAAAGATACCTTATAGATTACAAGGTGCTGATATTGTTGTTGCATGTTTAAATCCTGAACACGATGACAGTAACCCTTCTATGCGTATTGATAAAATAACAGGAATATTCCATTGTTTTTCATGCGGATTTAAAGGAAATGTATTTAAACACTACGATCAACCAGTATCCTTTCTAGACCAAAAGAGAGTAGGAATGAAGAAGAAAATAGAAGATAGTTTAATTTCTAGTGTAGGATTAACAATACCAAAAGATTTCATGTTATACAAGGGGAATTATAGAGATATAAGACCAGAAACATATGAAAAATATACTGCATTTACACACCATGAACCGCAGTATATAGGTAGAGTAGTATTTCCAGTAGAAGATATTACAGGTAGAATAACAGCTTTTATAGGTAGACATATGGATAGTACAGTAGTACCAAAGTATATGATATTTCCACCTAAAGCAAAATTACCCATATTTCCACCTAAAGCAAAACCTATTTTAGGAAGGGTAGTATTAACAGAGGGTATTTTTGATGCCCTAAACTTATTAGACAAAGGGTTATCTAATGCAATGTGTTGCTTCGGTACTAGAAACATAGATATTTATAAATTATCTATGCTAAAAGTTCAGGGAGTCATTGGAGTAGATATCCTTTTTGATGGAGATCAAGCAGGAAGAGAAGCCGCAGAGAACGTAGTTGAGCTTTGCGATAAAGTAGAATTAATCTCTCAGATAGTAAAAATGCCAGACGGCATGGATCCAGGAGGGTTACCCAAAGAGAGAGTACAAAAATTAAAGGAGTGGTTATACGATGAACCAAGCGAAAGTAGCATTAATTGATAAAGCACCTAACAGAACGGACTACGTTAGGCACTTTAATAACGCATTTGAATTTGACCAATATCATTTGTGTTCAGAACAAAAAAAGAAAGTCCTAAAACGAGATGTAGATATAGAAATAGATTTAGACCAGTATGATTGGATCATATTGGTTGGTTCAGAAGCTTTGATCTTTTTTACAAATGAAAGATCAGTAACAGAGCATAGTGGGCGTTTAATAGATAACAAATTTCTCCCAGTTATAAACCCCGCTATGCTTTCGTTTAAACCTGAAGCGCGTAGAACTTGGGAACAATCAGTAGGAAATATAGTAGGATATATAGAAGGTAGTTTAAAACCTGTTGAGTATTCCACAGAAAAGTTTAGAGGAATAGACAATAAAGAAGAAGCAGTACAATATCTAAAAGCTGCAATAGCGGACGAAGGAGAGTATATAGCTTGCGATACAGAAACTACAGGATTATTCCCAAGAGACGGACATATACTAGGAATAAGTTTAGCTTATGAAGAAGATGCGGGAGTATACATTCTAACAGATATTATTGATGATGAAGTGGAACAATTATTACAGTACATTTTCTGGCATAAAATAATAGTATTTCATAATGCCAAATTTGATTTAGCAATGTTAGAGTATCATTTTAATTTTACCTTTGCAAGAGTAGAGGATACAATGTTACTACATTATTTATTAAATGAGAACCCAGGTACTCATGGACTAAAACAGTTAGCTATGAAACATACAATATATGGTGATTATGAAAAACCATTATCAGATTATATAGATACTTACTGTAAAAGAAACAGAGTACTAAAATCACAGTTTAACTGGGGTATGATTCCTTTTGATATAATGCAAGTATACTCAGCTATGGATTCTGTAGTTACTTTTTGTATATTTAAATTATTTAAAGAAGCCATTAATAAGAATCCAAGACTACAGAAAGTATATGATAATCTACTTATTCCAGGCATGTTATTTTTAAAAGACTGCCAAGATATAGGAGTGCCTTTTGATAGAAAAAGACTAGAGCTTGCTCAAAATTTAATGGAAGTAGAGATACAAGAAGCTATTGATAATCTTTATAACTTTAAGGAAATAAAAGTCTTTGAAAAAGGGCAAGGTAAGGAATTTAATCCAAATAGTACAGTTCAATTACGAAGTTTATTATTTGATTATATTGGGCTAAAACCTACAGGAAAGAAAACAGGTACAGGAGCGCATAGTACGGACGCAGAAGTATTACAAAAATTAGGTGGAGAGCATGAAGTACCACAGTATATTCTCGATATACGACAAAAGTCAAAAATCAAGAACACATACCTTGATAAGATTATACCACAGCTTGATAGAGATAGTAGGCTTCGTACTAATTTTAATCTACACTCTACTACTTCAGGCAGATTATCTTCTTCTGGTAAGCTAAATATGCAGCAAATACCAAGAGACAACCCGATTATTAAAGGTTGCATAAAAGCAAAAGAAGGAAATAAAATAGTAGCTATGGATTTAACAACCGCAGAAGTATACGTTGCTGCAGCTTTGTCAGGAGACAAAAACTTGCAACAAGTATTTAGAAGTGGGGGTAATTTCCATAGTTCTATTGCTAAGTTAGTTTTTAAATTACCCTGTGCTGTCGAAGATGTTGGAGATAGATATAGCCTAGAGAGACAGGCAGCTAAAGCCGTTACTTTTGGTATTATGTATGGAGCTGGAGCTATGAAAATATCTCAACAAGTATCTAAAGATGCTGGTTCCTATTTTTCTGTAAATGAAGCACAAGAAGTTATTAATGACTACTTTCATCAGTTTCAAGACTTAAAAAGATGGTTAGAAGACTGTAAAAACTTTATCGAAGCAAATGCTTTTATATATTCTACTTTTGGAAGAAAAAGAAGATTAGAAAATGTAAAATCATCAGATAAAGGTATTGCTAGTCACGAAGTACGGTCGGGTATTAATTTCTTGGTACAATCCGTGGCTAGTGATATTAACCTAGCAGGTGCAATAGATATGCATAATTATGTTAAAGAACATAGTTTAAAAGCTAAAATATTTGCACTAGTACATGATTCTGTTCTGGCTGAAGTTCCAGAGCATGAGATAGATCACTATTGTGAAAAGTTAAAACAATTTGTACAGTTTGATAGAGGAGTTTATATTGAAGGCTGTCCTGTAGGATGTGATTTTGATATAGCAGATGATTATTCAAATGGAAAATTTGAGAAACAATATGGGAATTTATTAATATGAGTAAGGAAGTAACAGTAAAACATAATACACTTACTCTAACATGGTGGATTAAATGGAGTAGTAGTATTATAATACTAATGGCTATGATGATTCGCGCATCACAGGTAAGTCCTTTCTATGATAGTGTGTTATCTATGATAGGTTGTATAGGCTGGTTAATAGTAGGCATGAGATGGAGAGATAGAGCTGTAATAACAATTAATGTAGCCGCAACAGTAATATTAGGGGCAGGAATAATAAGAAGTTTGTTGATGTGAAAATTCATAAAATAGAATTTCCAATTTATGTTATAGGTACAGAAGAAATAGAAGAAAGAGACGGAGTTCTTTTTGCCGATGGAAAGGTTGTAGACGATACAAATATGACTGGAAGTACACTAGGTGTACGAAGACTACAAACAAGTTTACCTAATTTATACCCACTAAAGTATATGCTAGAAGCTATGCCAAACTTAATGAGACATAGAGGTTATAATTATATAGACAAAAAGGGAAATTTATTTAGCTATATGAAAGAGAATTTTTATCCAATGAAATATCATAAGATAACAGCAGTAGATAAAAAAGATACAGTTTCATTATTATGGTTAGAAGATATTAACTTTCCAATAGAAGTACCAAGACCACCAGCAATAGACTATAGATGGGCTGCAGTAATTTATAGAAATAACTTACCATGGTTTTTCTATGAGTACTCAACTGAATGGAAAAAAGACACAAAGAGAAAAGTATGACAAGTATGACAATAATGACATTATTACTAATAAAACATTATCTAGCAGATTATGTTTTTAATCCCGCCTATGAACCAACAGAGAAACATATCTATGGATCAATAGGGAGTTTAGCTCATGTAAGTATGCATATGTTATGGTGCTTTGCATTACTAATAGGATTTCTACCTTTAGGAACTGTTGCAATAGTTACACTATTTGATGGTTTTATACACTATCATGAAGATCATATAAAAACCAAATATCTTCATAAAAGAAAAGGCTTATCAGAACAATTTAGAAGATGTATAACAGGGCTGGATCAATTAATACATATGTTAACTTATGTAGCAATAGTATATTTTGTATCATGAAAGCAGTATTAAGTAATAGGATTTATCTTACAGCAGACGCAAAATTAGAGTCTATGATAGATAAGCAATTAACTTATAAGATACCCTCTTATAAACCCTTAGACCCTCCGCAAATCATAAAAAATATGGGATTTGTAAGAACAGGTTTAGTAACTATGCCTGTGGGTAGACTAGATTTAATTCCTTCTAATTATGAGATTGTAGATAAAAGAGTAACAGTTCCAGTAGAGTTTCCAGAGTTTAAATTTGAACTAAGGGAAAGTCAACAAGCAGTATATAATGAAGTAGACGATAACTGTATAGTAAATGCTTGGGTTAGTTGGGGTAAAACATTCACAGCATTAGCAGTTGCAGCTAAACTAGGACAAAAAACACTAGTTGTAGTGCATACTCTAGCTTTAAGAACTCAATGGGAAAAAGAAGTAGAAAAAGTATTTGGTATTAAAGCAGGGGTTATTGGTAGTGGTAAATTTAATACTGATAGTCCTATTGTAATAGGAAATGTACAGTCTTTATATCGCAGAATTCCAGATATAGTAAATAAATTCGGTACAATAATACTTGATGAAATGCACCATGTTAGTAGCCCAACATTCGCAAGAGTAATAGATAAATCATTAGCAAGATACAAGATAGGATTATCAGGAACGATAGAAAGAAAAGACGGAAAACATGTGGTATTTAGAGATTATTTTGGACAAAAAATCTTTATGCCACCAAAAGAGAATTATATGACTCCTAGTATAGATGTGATACATTCAGAGATCAGATTTATGGATGGAGCAAACATTCCTTGGGCTAGAAAGATTAACCAATTAGCTTGGAATGAAGAATACAGACACACAGTAGCAATAATAGCAAGTGCATATGCTGCTAAAGGTCATAAAGTTTTGGTAGTATCAGATCGAGTTGATTTACTAAAAACATGCGCTGAACTCAGCGGAGATAGAGCATTAGTTATTACAGGAGAGATTCCTCATGCAGAGAGACCTGATATGATGAAACGGATTGATATAGATAAAGATATTCTTTATGGAACTCAATCTATCTTTTCAGAGGGTATATCCCTTAACTCTTTAAGTTGCTTATTATTGGCAACACCTGTTAACAATGATCCATTATTAACACAGTTAATAGGTAGGGTTATTAGAGAACAAGAGGAGAAAAAGGATCCTGTAGTAATTGATATTAACTTAGTAGGTAAGACGGCACGCAGACAAGCTAAGAATAGGTTAGGGTACTATATGAAACAGGGATATGTTATTAAACACCTTTAAAAATTTAGTTCTTGACAGAGTGTCATTTTTTTGGTATAATATATGATACAATATAATTGGAAAAAGATAAAAGAAGTGACCAATGGAATCTCTACAGAGGTTCTATTAGTAATACACACGCTTACTTACAATCTGACTCCCAAAAATTATCGTGATCCATTATATAAATATTGGAACAAAGATTGGTTTGGATTCTCTTTTCTGGTTAATCCAGAAGCTATATTTGAACACAGACCAGAATACTCCGAAAGAGAGTGGATAGAGTATATAACTTTAGCTAGTTATAGAAATATCAATCTCTTTAACGATAACGGAGAGACAACACTAGACCTCAATCACTCACCAGTAGGCGAGGACATTATAAAAAACAATAGACTACTGAAAGTCGAAAATAATAAAATAAGATTTCGATATGAAGAAGTCACTTTAAGGAGAAAATCATGGCTATAAAATTTGGTCAACTAGAAGGTAAGGCAAAGAAATCGAGTATTAATCAATTTACTTACCGAGATGGAGATAACGTAGTAAGAATGGTAGGAGATATCCTTCCCCGTTACGTTTATTGGATTAAAGGCGAAAACGCTAAAAATATACCTATGGAATGTTTATCATTCAATAGACAAACAGAAACTTTTGACAATGCGGAAAAAGATTGGGTACGAGCATACAACCCTGACATGAAATGTGGGTGGTCTTATGCAATTCAATGTATAGACCCTGCAGACGGACAGGTTAAAGTTTTGAATTTGAAGAAAAAGTTGCTTGAGCAAATCATGCTCGCAGCCGAAGATTTAGGTGATCCTACCGACCCAGAAACAGGTTGGGACATTTATTTCAAAAGGGTTAAAACTGGACCAATGGCATTTAATGTCGAATATCAGTTACAGGTTTTGAAATGCAAAACTAGATCCTTATCAGAAGATGAAATGGCATCTATTGCAGAACTTAAGTCAATGGACGAAGTTCTACCAAGACCAAGTGCAGAAGCACAAAAAGAACTCTTAGATCGAGTTAGATCTCAAGGGAACGAAACACCTGCTGAGGTGTCTAAGGAATTTGAAGCCACAGGAACTAAGAACCCGTGGTAAACAAAATCCTATTCACAGCAGACTGGCACTTGAAACTGGGACAGAAAAATGTCCCAGTTACTTGGGCTAAAAATAGGTTTAATCTGTTCATAGAGCAGATAAAAGAGTTAGAAAACGAAGCAGATTTACATATTATTGGTGGTGATTTATTTGATAGAGTACCATCAATGGAAGAATTAGAGTTATATTTTAAATTTATTAGTAATGTTGGCATTAGAACTATTATATTTGATGGCAACCATGAGGCTACAAGAAAGGGAAAAACATTTTTTACTCAGTTAAAGAGTGCTACAACTAGACTTAATCCTTTAGTAGAGATCGTTGACGAAATTTACAAAGGCGAACAGTTTGGAATCCTCCCCTACCGTGAGCTACATAGGAAGTGGCACATTACACAATTTAATAACAGGCAACCGCTATTTACTCATGTTAGGGGAGCGATACCTCCTCATGTAAACCCAGAAATAGACTTGATGAGATTTTCACCTTTTCCAGTTGTTTTTGCGGGAGATTTACACAGCCATAGTAATACACAACTCAATATTGTATATCCAGGTAGTCCAATGGCTACACAGTTTCATAGAACCAAAATTAAGACAGGTTATTTATTAATTAATACTAATAACTGGTCTTGGGAATGGAACGAGTTTGCACTCCCACAATTATTGAGGAAAACTATAAGTAGTACTGATGAGATGATTCCCACAGACTACGATCATACAATTTATGAAATTGAAGGAAATGTTACTGATCTTGCAGATGTTTCTAACTCTGAACTTTTAGATAAAAAAATTGTTCGAAGAAAAACAGAGGCTACTCTCATTTTAGATAAAGAAATGACAATCGAAGATGAGCTAGTAGAATATCTAAGTTATATTCTCGAACTAAACGATAATCAAGTTAAGGAGATTATAGGAGTATACCATGATCACGCTAGGGACATTGCAATGGGATAATTGTTTTAGTTATGGAGTAGGAAACACCATAGAACTAAACGATAGTACATTAACTCAACTTGTCGGTACAAACGGCATGGGTAAGTCTAGTATTCCTTTAATACTTGAGGAAGTTCTTTTTAATAAAAATTCAAAGGGTATCAAGAAAGCAGATATACAGAATAGGTATTTTAACAAGGGTTACAATATCTCATTAGACTTCGCAGTTGAAAAACGATATTATAGACTAGAAGTTCGTAGAAGTAGAGGTGTGATAAAAGTTAAGTTATTTGATGGTAAAGAGGATGTTTCTAGTCATACAGCAACAAACACTTACAAGACAGTAGAGGGTATTTTAGGGGTAGATTTTAAAACTTTCTCACAGTTAGTATATCAAAACACAAATGCAAGTTTACAGTTTTTAACCGCTACAGATGCAAATAGGAAGAAGTTTCTCATAGATTTA